GTTTTTATTTCTTTTATAACCTAGAGAATTAATCGACATTATTTTTGCTCCGTAACTGTATTATCAATATATTTATGTTCGCCACCAAGAAGAACTATTAGTCGCAATAGAGCAAACAATGCAATCATGCCAAAGGCTGAAGGTTTCTTACCAGACTTGCCGACCCATCCAGAGATTGGATAACCAACGTACATCAGGAACTTACCAAGCTTGCTGCCTTTTTCTCTGATTCCCATTTCATGAGCCATTTGAATAGCCCATGGTGTGGCGATCGCCTGCGCCCAACGTATTGCCCAATTACTAGTATGTTCAATACGCTTTGCATCATCTGTAATCCAAGGTGCGACATTTGGTGCATCTTCAACACCGTTCATCCAATCAACAACGATCTGCGCCCATGCATGATAACCGTCGACAATGTCTGGATGTGTCTCTGCCAATTGACGACCGTATTCTTGGTCAGCAGCAAAGATATCGTAAGGCAATAGACCCATTTGATGCAATGCTGTACAAATGATCTTAGAGCCTGAGCCGCCTTCATTAACATCAGGTCCTGGTCCACCGAATGCATCCAGAGCTTTCTTCCCTTGCGCATTTGATGTGTCAAATTCACCAGCAAAACCGACTCCATAATCATCCTTAGGCTTATTAGTCCAACTACTACCTTGACCATTAACAATCTTAACCCCTTGTCCAGAGTATCCACCATCGCCACCATCAGAGCTGGCATTGTAAGTAGCTGCCGGAGTATAAATCATAGTCTTCTGACCTTCAACTTCAAGCATACGAGTTGATTTAATATCCTGATGAACAGTATCAAGGAAACCTTGAGCAACATATGATCCGCGTGCTATTGTACCTGAAATTTTTTCGTCGGGTACACTGACGTCCATAACTTTTATTTCATGTGTTCCGGCTCTAAATCTAAATGTAGAGTTATTTGGAATTTGGAAAGATATATCAACTGCACCAGATATATCTGATGTAAGTGCAGTTGAGCCATCTTTATGTGTAGTTTGATTACGAAGTGTGTTACCATAGTCAACTGTTGTTGATGAGTATCTCACAAACGCTTCTTCACGAACATAGTCTGACATTAGCTTTCCGTCAAAGAATAAAAATACATTTGAATTCGGCCTTAGTCCTCTTGCCTTAATGCTCACAATTCTAGATCTAATAAATGGCAACAGGGCGACCTGAAGAACTCTCTGACCGATTACTTCCTCAACTGTTTGTTCTGATACAATCTTATTAACGGTCTTGGTTATATGTTTATTACTGGTTTTTGTAATGGTATTTGTTTTATCTCCAACCTCAAGATCTTCAATATCTTTGCCGCCCCAGTTCCATTCCCAACTATTCCAGTTAGCAGCAAGGTTAGTAGATAATTTACTACCTCCATCAATTACGGTTCTTGATTGAACGTTGATATCTCTCCATTCATCTGAAGCAGGAGAAATAACCAAGTTACCATCAAAGACAGATGTTGTGTATGGATTAATTGCAACAGCCTTTGTTGCAAATGGTTGTGAAATGTATGTTTCTTCTGTAAAGGCTGGGTATATATTATCTCCTTTACGAACGACACCAACAGAATTATCAGAATCGAATATCATTCTAATATTATCTTCACTGAAAGCAGGTCTCATAAGACCTTCAGAAGGATCGATCGCTGCTCTATATGACGAATTGGTTACGTCAGAGAAAACATGAGTCGTAAAGTTATCAACGAAGAAACCGGATTTTGTTCTATTTAAACCCGCAGAATCAAGAACTTCAAAATTGCTGGTTTCAAGTTCCAACATATTAAGTGATGTAAGTTCTTCAAGATTTGAAAGACGCTTATCAAGTTGATTTATATCATCCATGGTATATCTACGATGATCAATCTTTTGTGAACTTACATCTTCTTCATTTAGCGTATTAGCACCCATTCTAAAATTGTACAGGGCCATAGTACCATTCGGCGCTTCCGGGAAGCTTGGGGAAAATGCCTCTTGCCCATTTATTATGTCAAAGTTACCTTCTTTGTCAATTACCAACTTATATGATCCAGCTAGATAATACGTAGTATCGGATGTAACTAGATCTGTCGGTTGAGGAAGATAAGAAATATTCGCTTCAGTAAAATTACCTGAAGAATTAACTACAGGTCTAAAATCAAGTGCATCTCTAAGATTAATCAGCTGGCCATTAGATAATCTATAATCTGGAATTTTATCATAGTCTACTACGCCAGTATAAGAGTTAACGGCAAAGAAGTTACCAGCGCCATGATTAAAGTGATCAAACTTTACATATACGTTGCCGCTCGGTGCTGACTGACCGCTATTAAGAACCATACGACCGAGACCATAGAAATTATCTCTTTTTCCATTATCAAGACTAAACTTATATTCTACATCTGCTCCATCAGAATCAACAAGAGAAACTCTATGTACCTTGAAAATGTCTGGCTTTGCAAGATTAATAATTTGTTCACCAGTTGTCGGGTCTGTTGTTACAGGAGCTGCTACTGTTTGATTTGTTGCTAATGTTTTAGCACGTATAGTAGGTGACGATGTTGAACCATAAACGTATGCTTTAATTGGTGCGCTTGCCGGCAAGCCAGTAATCGTAGTAGTCGATGAACCGGTTGTTAATCCGCCTAATGAGCCATTGTTTAGTAGACCGCCATTAGCAGCATCAGTAAAGATTAACCAGTCTCCAGCATTGTCAAGTGCATATTGAGTTGGAATGCTTACTGTAAAATTACCTGATCCATCAGATGTGCCTGAGCGAAGAATCTGTACTTCAACTTGTTGTGGATCCACGATCCTAGGGCGACTATGAGCTGCAGAATATAATAATGAGTTATTCAGTGGATCTTCAATAACTGTATTTGTTCCAGTAATTGTAGGATTGAAGAAGTTGTTTGAATCTGTACCAATAGAGCGAGCATCTCTAAAGTTTTGACCACTGTTCATTTGAATATCGAAAATATGGAATTTTAGATTTGCGCCATTTTCATGAACTGCTCTAACTCTTACTTCACCAATTTTTGCTGATGTACCACCTGCAAAATTTCTTTGATTCATAATATCTTGAGCTGCAAAGGTCTTAATGTCTGGTCCACCAATTGCTGAATCGGCCAGTACATCGAGATAGTTACCATAGTCAACCGGCGTAAATTCGCCATTAATTTTTAATGTTTCGGTTGGCTTGGCAATTCTTAAATCCGTTGGCGAGAACCTTGCTGCTCTATAACCATCAACAACAACAATACCATCACTTACCTTTAGAAGCAGATGCGTATTTGCCGAATCTTCATCAAATGTCATTCTAAAAGGTTTTACAATATAATCACCAGAGTTTTCTCTAATACGAGTTGCGACCATATCGCGTGGTATGTTATACTGTAGATTTTGTTGAGCAGAAACTGCAGTAAAAATCGCACCTTTCTTAACTGTAGCAACATGAATAAAGTTTTCAGTTGCTAAAACATTTGCCTTAGTTGTTAATACAAGTCTAATGCGATATCGATCAGCACCTGGAGCAGTTGTATTTGGAACGCCGCCTTGATTGTCATATAAGGACGTATCATCATTAACACTTACAACATCTTGTAACATCTTAAAGCCAAGTTCTGCGTCAGGAGCGTCAGAATATTTTGAAACTATAGTTGTCTGTGATTCGGTATAGACAAAGAAGCCTTGAGTAAAATAGATACTTTCACCAACAGTTGCTCTTGTGCCTGTTCCGATTGCAGGATTGGCGACTGTATTTGTAATTTGTACAATGCGACCGGAACCTAGGCTTTCACCGGCCTGGAATCTTGGTGTTGTAGTTGATGCAGTTGCGCCAGATGTATCGACATATCTGACAAAATAAGTAGCAGGGTCAGAACCAGAAGCGGCAACAACTTCTAAAACTTCGGCTTTAACTCCAGATGTGGTGCCTGTAATAACGTCACCTACATTTGCTGCTGTAGATGATGATGTGACATCAAGCTTTACAAACTCATATCCTGTATCAACTGAAAGACCACCAGGTTTTACAACAGCACCTTCTTTAAAGATATTGTTACCAATTCTTTCCATTTGTTTATTGATAAGAGTTTGCATTTGTGTAAGTTCACGCGCTTGCAAAACCTTTCCACTATTATACAAAATTCTATAGAATCCTGCACTATCGGAATAGTCATCCTTATATTTGGTTTCAAATAAGGTATCGGTATATGTAGTTGCCATTTTCTAACCTTTAGAATTGAATAATAATCTTGATGTCTTCTGCTTGTGAAGTAGTTCGCGAAACAGGCGCTCTATTATCTATGTATAATATATCGCCAGATTGATTTGCAACGATTGCTGGAATCAGGGCTGAATCGATAACTCCTTGTCCTGCACCGTTTGTTTCATCTAATACCTCACCATCTTGGAAAACAGTAAATCCAGTTGCATCTGTTTGGTGATAATAAATTTCATTTGAATCAACGAAATCAACATAAGCTTGAGCAAGTGAGGTTTGACCTTCAATAATTTTATCTACTGTAAAGTTTGAAACGACACTTGAAAGGGTCATCTTTTTCAAAGCATTACCAGTTGTATTAGTAAATAATCCACCGCTACTGTTTAATGGATTTTTGATAAGACCTACTTGTCTAAAGTCTTGTCCTGTCAAGAAATCTGAGTCATCGCCTTCGAGCATTGTATGGAACATTACTGACGCTGATTTAAGATCGACACGTGGATCCGCACCAACGCCTGAATCAGAGAATGGTAATACTGCACGTGCTGCTGCACCGGCTCCACCTCCGCCTGAGAATGTAATCGCAGCAGTAGTATATCCTGAACCGTGTTTTAATGTAGAACTATCTGGATCCATACGCACTCGTGCCACTTCACCAGTTGCTGAATCGATTGTAGCAGTTGCCGATGCTCCTGTACCTGATCCAGTAATTGTTACAGTCGGTACTGATGTATAGCCTGTGCCTCCATCAGTAACAATAATAGATAATACTTCTCCGCTTCTAGCCGCGTTCTGAACTGCTTCTTGTTTTAATTCAATGCCTGTTGAGTTTGAATCAGTAGAACCTTGTACTTTAGTTGGAATAAAGTTTGATGACATAAATAACTCAGCATCGCCCGCTGATATTGTGTATAAAAATTTCCAAACATATCCGTCTGCTGTTCTAAATGAATGAAGATTTGAACTTGTTGGCTCAATTGTAGACGGCTGAGCAACGCCTTGTGAATTACGACCAGTTTCTAGGCAAACAAACACTTGGTTATTATCTGTCTTTACATAATATGGATTTGTAGGATACCCTTGTTGTCTATCATCATAAGGCGAGTAGATACGACCATTTGACCAGTTGTTGCGTGGTACAACTAATGATGAACCAGCCATTTTTTTAATTGACTGCAATCCATCTCTAAAATCTGATTGCGTTTCAGGATTGTTTACCGGTGTCGGTACAGTCTCGTTTGAATCCCATTGTTCAGATCTGCCAATGCCAACATAATAGTTAGCAGTGCCTTGAGAGAATTGATCAAAAAAGTCTCTGGCAATCTGGCGTTTGAGTGTATCTGTAATAATCGCTGGCATTTTCTATATCCTATTAAGTACTAATTTGTGCGCCGAGTGCAATACGTTTGTAGAATCCGGCAGCGCTATCGAAAACTGCAAGGCAAGGATTGCCCGATGCACCGTCGTTAACAAATATAAGTTTTCCATGTGAACCTGTTGGGACACTAGAAACAGTATAATTTCTGAGATCAACCTCAACTGCACGAGCTTTTACATAATCTGAATCAACAGTTGTTGAAATATCTGAAGCTTCAATCATATCTCTCTTAATTGAGAACCAACCTTGATCATCATATAAGTTAAATCGATTTGAATCTTTATGGTATGAGATAGAACCTTTACCTCTAAATAAAGCTTGACCAGCAGTTGAAGTAAGACCTGCAGTATTAACTGTAGGCACTGCTAAGGTTCCGGAATTATTAGTCGAATCAA